CTACAAGTATCCAAAGATTTGTGAACCAACTAGGGAGTGACTGGAAATACTCAAAAAAGAGTTTTACCTTCTCCATCGCTGCTGGATCGTCAGACATCACTGCCCACATTAAAACTATGATAGGCGCAGAAATTATAACAAGTACAAATTCGTCCTTATAGTCGTTTTGCCTAGCCTCAAGAAGTTTACCTTGGTATTGCTCTTCACCACGGGCCATTTTTTCTGCGTGCATCAATTGTGCATCAGACATAGCCATCTTTGTCTTTTGACGGTTCGAATAAATCTTAGAACCAGCCTGCAAAGCAATTTTTGCTAAACTGAACCAAGCCATTAGTACGCCTTTGAGTTTCTTTTCTTTTCAGCCAGCATTCTTTTTTGTCCACCCACTGGCATTTCAGGTTTTCCTGTGCCAATTAAGTTAAAAGCACCATCAGCTGTTGTTTTAGATCTAGGATCTACCTCAACTTGCTGGTCTTGTACTTTTACCGGCTTAATTTTATCTAATTTTTGCATTTTTGCTCCTATTTTTTACTCTTCTACCTTAATTGCAGTTATACCTTGATTTCCACTCTTTGCAAGGCTTACTCCAGCTCTTAATTTAGCTAATTTTTCGTTTTGATCCATCTTATCTTCAGTTAATTGTCTTGCTTGAAGTAATTTTGCTCTATCTAGATCAAATTTTTTCTCTCCTTCGTCTTTTTTACGATCATTTTCCATCGCTCTTAGGTCAACTTCTCTAGATTTTAGTTTTAGAAGTGGATCACCATCAAATTGTGACGTAATTTTCTTCTCTTCTTCCATAAAATCACCCATCATTTCAGAAATTAGCACTGCTTTTCTTGCTTCCATATCCATGGATATCTTTTGTAGCTGTGCTTGTACCTGTGGGTTCTGTTGTGCCATCTGTTGCATTTGTTGTAGCTGTTGAATCGTGTCTGCAAACTCTAATTCTATCTGTTCTTGTGCCATTAAACTAATATGCTCCAAACAATTTTTCTCAATCGCAGCCATAATAGGTGGATTATTTCTAACCATGTTAGTTGCCATAAAATTTAAATGAGATGTGATGTGTGCTCTATGATCTTGACCACGAAATGCTTGAAAAGGTTTGCCTGCCAAAGCATCGATGTGCTCTAACGCTGGATCTTTTGGTGCGATAGGTGCAGGTGGTGGTAAAATTTTATCAATATCTTTTATACCAAGAGCTTCATACATTTTTCTGTATGCATTGTATAGATTATGTATTTTAGGATTAGATGTTGCAAGTTGTAATTCTGTTTGTGCAATCGTAATTCTTTGTGACATAGAAAATATGTTTGGATCTGCAACAGGTAAGATATCTACTCTGTCATCAAAGTCCATTTGTTTAACTTCTCTTCTGCCACCGACTACATCAAAGGGATAAACAGGTGGTAAGTAAGTTTTAAATAATCTAGATAATAATCTAAATTCAGATCTCATAGATGTGTAAAGTCTTTTGTGTATTGCAGACATAACACGTGAACCTCTTTCAAGAAGTGCAACTGTAGTTCCAACTGCAGCAGCTTGATTACCATCACCCACTTGCATGTCGGCTATTGCAGCAAATCTTTGACCTGCTTGTACTACGATACCCATCAGTTGTAATAATGTTGGAGATGGTTCTTTGTAAGGTAGCATCATGAATGAATCTCTAATATTACCACCTGGTGCATCCACATCTTTAAACTCACCTGGTTGTATTGGTGATGCTTCATCTCTAACTCTTACACCTCTTTGTTTAAATCCTGCTGGCAAGTTTGACAATGTACCTGCATCCAACAATTGACGGAGAGCGACCGTTGCCGTTCGACTCAATCCGCCAATCATATGGATCAATCCAAATCCGTAGAATCCTAGTCCTGGCAGAAATTTAAAGTGGACGAAATAAGGTATTCTAGCTTTTCTTGGATCTTCAGGATTAAAGTTCCTTCTAATAGAAAGAACTTTTCGCGAACCTTCATCTACAGTTACAATATATGGGAGCTTGATCCCTGTAAGTTCTCCGTTCGCGTCCTTATCTTCGAAACCTTCTAAATCTAAATTAACATGGCACTCTAACAAAGTATAAACTTGATCTGGTTTGCCAGATTTTTTTGTGCCTTCTAATTCTCTTTCTTTTGATTCAACCTCATCTTTAATTACAGATGGTGAACCTAATTCTACATCAGAATAAAAACCACCTACTTGTTGTTTTCTTAAATCATTCTCTGACATTTTAATGACATGCATAATAGCTTCTGCATCTTCAAGAGATGTTGCAGAATAAGGTACAACTAAATCGTCAGCGGGCACAAATTTAGAAACAGCTCTGCTTAATAAATCATCGTAGTAAATTTTTTTAAATGTAGATCCTGCTAGGGGTAAATGAAATAACATTTGATCAAACTCTGGCTCATACTCTGACATTTTTTCCATGAGTTCGTAATTCATATATTCTTTTACTCTTTGTGCTTGTGCTTCTTTTTGTGGATCACTGTTACCAACAATCTGTGTTCTGATTGGTCCTTCTGCTGGTAATAATTCTTTGTAAGCTCCTGCTTGGAACTGAGTTACCGCTTCGGCTAGTACAGGGTGCGTGGCACCCGATGCACCTTGGAAAGGTTCTGTTCTGTTTTCATATTTAAATCCTAAAAGATCTAGACCTTCTGTATAAGATCTCTCCCAATCTTTTCTTGATGCTTTGTAATCTGTGTAGTTTTGAAACAACTCTAAGCCAATGGGTTCTAAAATATCGTCTGGTAATAATTCTGCTAAATTATCAAAATGATTTGGCGCACCTTCAACGTTTACTTTACTTGGATCAAAGTTTAATTCTACGCCACCATCATCGGTTGGATTAATTTCAACCGGTGGTTTGTTTGCTTCTTCTTGTTTTTGTAATTCTACTTCTTGATCAGGTCCATCTATCTTTACAGAGGTTCCTAACTCCGAAAGAGTCTTGTCAATATCTGCCATTATTTACGCTCCTTGATTGGTCTAACATTTTTTGCAATATAAGGCAAGCCGTGTGGTGTAGGCCCTGATTTTGGTGGGGGTCCAGAATCGTCACCTGCTAGCTTAATAATACCGCCTCCTGCTTTTTTAGGTTTAAAAGGATTAGCATCACCGGCACTACCCTCAGGTATGCTACCTGCACCTGTTGGATAATTACCAAGTGCATCTGCATCTATGCCCATTTTTAATAATTCTTCTTTTGAATATGTTTTACCATCTTTAGATAACAGCTCTAGTATGTCATCAATAGAATCTAAACCAGCTTCAAAGTCTCCTTCTCCTCCATCTTCATCTGGTCTTACGGTAGCTTCATCGTATTGATCAGGAACTTTTACAGGTTTACCTTTTTCATTTAATATCGTTTCTGATGGCTCGTAATTTATTTCTTCTTTTCTAATTATGCCATCTACAGTTTCATATTCACCATCACCAATGGAATAAGTTGCACCGCCTTCAGTATCTTTTCTAATACTTATTTTACCTGTAGTCATGTCCTCGTACATTGTATAGCCATTGTAGTCGTAAACTTTTTGTCTCTCTACGGTTGCAGCTGTCTCTGTAATATCATCACCTTTAGTTTTAATTAGATTTACAAAGTCAAAAAAGTATTTTGGTGTGCCGCCTTTTGTAATAATTTCTGGTGCAGCTTTTTGTGCAACTGTTTTAGCTGCAGGAAATATTGTGTCAAGACCAAGAGCTTTAACCAGACCTATAATTCCACCGCCTGCTAATAAACTGTTAAACTCTCTTCTTGTCATTTGCAGTGACGCTGCTTTTTCTTCTACGCTTTTTTCTAATTCTTTTGCTGCCGTTGCTGTGCCTGCATATTTTTGAAGTTCTTTTCTAATTTGATTTGCAGCTTTACCTGCTGATGCAAAATACCCTATACCCGTAGCAGGGCCAAGTGATTCACCACCCATTTTTAATATCTGACCAACAGTTCTTTGTGAACCTGTAATATCTTGATCCATGTCATCTAAAATTTTTTGTAAACCAAATCTTTCAATAACTTGTTTCTGTGTAACTTTTGGCTCTATGTTTTCAGCAAACTCTGCTCCAACACCGCTTTTACCTTGAGCAAGATCTCCTAAAGCCTTAGGAGCAGCCAATGTAAGTCTAGCTGCAAATTCAGGAGCTAGTGCTACACCTTTTGTAATCTGTGCAGCATAGTATGGAAAAGCTCTTGGGTCTAATGTTTGATTTAATCTTTGTAATAAATTTGATTCTTCTTTTGTACCAAACATAGATTCTTCTAAACCAGGTGTGTTGTTTTTTAAAATATTGTCCATAACTTCGGTGTTATTTAATCCTGATAAAAGTTCTTGAATTACTGGATTAGGTGATCCATCTTTAAAACCAACACGGCCACCTTGTGCTGCCATCATGGTTTGATCCATTTCTGGTAAATCTAATTCACCTGTAATTGGTCTATCTGATTGTGGTATAGATTGCATTTTTTGAAACTCTTCAAAAGATAATTGGCCACCGTCCTGAAGAAACTGCATATACGGAGAGCCAGACTCTTCTAATAAACCTGCCACCTCATCACTGTCTGGTAATTCTTGTGTAATGTCTGGTAGGTTAGTTATTTCTTGTCGTCCTAATTCACCTGTTGGATCTTCTCTAATTGCTTTATTTTTTGCAGCAACATCAGCTGATACTTCGTAAGCAATATACAAATCTCTTGGATCTGTAATACCAGCTTGCAAAGCTTTATTTACATCATATGCACCAATCGCTGTTCCAATAATAGGAATAGCTTTTGCAATTGGTTTAGCTGCTTTAAGAGCTCTTTTAAGATAAGAAATTTTTCCTGGTTTTAATTCTTTTAATAAATTATCTAGATTTCCATATTGTTGTTTAATTGCATTTCTACCTTCTTTAGTTTTATTAATTTCTTTAAAATAAGACGCGAATCTATCTGTTTGATTTTGAGTTTTTAAAACATTTATTTTTAAATTATTTTTAGAATCAAGCGAATATTTTAATTCTCCTGGAATAAACTCTTCAGATAAATCATTTAGTATATCCACAATTTTAATTTTTCTAGCGTTAGTTGTACCTTTTCTAACAAACTCTTTTGTTAAATTTCTTCTTTTTTGTCCAAAAACTTGACCCCCTAAATAAGCATTTTGTGCAAAAGTTTTTCCAAGAATATTATCGATGGCTTGTTTTGCTATAACTTTATTGTTTAATTTACTTGCTTCTTCTATACCTATTATATGATCTCCCGAATATTTTAAAATTAAGGGAAGTTTATCTGTATTAAATATTTTTTTTAAAGCTGCATGATCAGCTCTTAGACTTGATCTTATATATCCTTTTTTAACACCAGCTAAGTCTTCAAGATTATTTTCAAGTTGTGTTCTAAATCTATCAACTTTATTTACTTTAGATAAATAGCTTTCAGATAATTTTGGAAAATGGTAGTTTAATATTTCTGCTCTACTTTTGGCTGGTAAAGTTAGTTCATCAATCTCTCCCATAAATTTAACAGCATCGTCTGTTTTTAACCAAGAACTAGCTTCAACTAATTGTGACTTATAGCCTATATTTCTTTTGTCCTTTACAGCCCAAGACATAAAATCTTTTATGTCTTTTTTAAAAGCAGGATTATTTTTTATTAAATAACTATGAAATGTTTTTTTATAGAAAGGCTCAGGAGTATCTATTGTTCTGTCCAGAGCAGCCTTTTTTGTTAAACCAGCTCCAGGATCTGCACCTTTAATTCCTAATATTTCGATATTTTTGTGTACTGGGAAACCTTTTGGACTTGTAATAAATCTTTCAAACCTAAGTGGTCCACCTTTATATATCGCTTTTTTACTTTCTTTAGCCCAATCTTTTTTAAGTTTAGACATTGCCTCTTCATACTGACCTAATTTAAATCTTTTAGAGTTTTTCTTAAACCAATCTTTTACCCAGTTATTAATATTAGAGTCTATTTTT